GTCTCCCTCGGCACCCTTGCTCACCTGGCCGGCCATGAGAAAAGCCGCACGTCTCCAGCCGCGCGGCCCATCGTCCACAAACCTAATGGCGCGCCAAACCCTACACCGACAACCGGCAAACTGCTCAAGCTGGAATCAAACGAACTCCTGGCCCTGCTGCGCCAGCAGATGGCAGACCGCCTCCGCTGGAATGTTTTCACCAAGACCATCGAGCTAGACGAGCAACCGCTCGAGCACATCGAGCACTTCTACCTCGAGCTCTCACAGCAAGGCGTCAAGGTCACCAAAGACCTCGCAGCAGATGCCGTACATGTCGTCGCACTCGAAAACCCATACGACCCGGTTCGCGAATATCTCGAGCACGTAGCCGATCACGTGCAGCCCGTACCCATCGAGCACCTAGCAACCGCTTACCTGCGCCCTGGAGACGCTCCTGGCAGCCTCTACGACGCCATGCTCAAGGCCACCCTCATAGCGGCTGTGCGGCGCATCTTCGAGCCCGGCTGTAAGCACGACTCAGCCTGCGTGCTCATGGGCCCCCAAGGCTGCGGTAAGTCCACCTTCTGGCGCAACCTCGGCGGGCTTTGGTTCTCCGATGCACTACGAGACATCGGCTCGAAAGATGACCTGATGGTGCTGCACCGCTCATGGCTCATGGAATGGGCCGAGCTCGATCACATCACCGGCCGCAAGCACGCAGGCCAGGTGAAAGCCTTTCTCACCCAGCAGACCGATATGTTCCGCGCGCCATACCAGCGCACCACGGAGGCATACCCACGCCGCTCGATCATCGTCGGTTCCACCAACCGCGACACCGGCTTCCTGGTCGACGACACCGGCAACCGGCGCTTCTGGGTCATCCCCGTCACCGCTGCGCCACACATCCCCGTGGATGGCCTGCTGCTTGAGCGTGATGCCATCTGGAGCGCAGCAGTAGCCGCTTACCGCGAGGGCCAGCCAAATCACCTCTCACGCGAACACAGCGCACAGGTGGATCACGAGAACGAGTCCTACCTCGTGGATAGCCCATGGAAAGCAGCCATTCAGGAGTGGCTCGGAGCACCTCGCAACGACGGCCGACCCATCACCAGTGAGCTGCTGTTGAGCGAAGCGATCAGCAAACCAGTGGAGCGCCAAGGCCGCGCTGATCAGATGCAGGTGGCATCGATCATGCGCGAGCTCGGCTTCATCAAGCAGCGCCAATGGGTCGAAGGCAGGGCCAAATGGGTATTCTTCCAACCTGCGGCATGAGGTTGGAAGGCTGAGATCCCTTGCGGCCCAGCGACTTAGCCAACCTTTCTAACCTCCCAACCTTTCTGAAGGATCTCTGTAAAGAGTAGTAAGGACCGAAAAAGGACCTATAGGGGCAACGTTGGCAAGGTTGACAGGTTGGCAGGAATCGACGGCTGCACCGAATGTCTCGCGAGTCCTTGGCCGAGGTTGGAAGGTTGGAAGGTTGGAAGGGGCAATCGGCTCCGCCTACCCTTGGCTCATGGCAGGCCTCTCCATCGCGATCGACAGCAACCTGGACAAGGCCGGCGCCTTCGCTGGGGCCATGACCAAGCAGATGCGCTTCGCTGCCAGCGTCGCCTTGAATGACACCGCCTTCGACGCGCGCGGTTCGATCAACAGCGCCACGCGCCAATACCTTGATCAGCCCGTCAAGTTCACGCAGACCGCCTACCGCGTTCAGAAGGCCACCAAGGCCACCCTCGAGGCTGTTGTACTGCCAGAGGCGCTCAGAAGGCGCTACCTGCGCTTTGCGGTGCATGGCGGCACCAGACCCCAGAAAGGGTTTGAGAAGCGCTTCCTGGGCGACGTAGTGGCCTCTGGTGGCGTTCCTGCTAACGCCCAGCTGGTGCCCACCTCATTGGTCAAGCTCACAGCTCAGGGCAACGTCTCCCTCTCAACCATCCGCAGCATTCAGAAGGGCCTGTCCACCACAAACACCCGGGGGGGGTTCTTCTACGGCACCCCCCGGGGTGGTGACCGCCCCCCTGGTATCTACCGCCGGTCCCGCCTCCAGCTATTCCCCTACTTCATCGCGACCACTGATGAGGGCAGCTACACGCCACGCTTCCCTATTGATGACATCGCAGCCAAGGTCGTGCAGCGTCGTTACAGCGCCTACTTCGAGACCGCATTGCAACGCGCCATCGCGACCGCACGTTGATCAACAAATCCATTTCATTTCGTCGCGCGCACAGCTGGCGCTGCACACCATCACGGCATCGTGATCGCTGATGCTTTGAGATACCCCTCGCCACCCCGGGCTCGACCGGTCACCGTCGTCGCGCGTCACAAAATGGGTCCTTCCCCCACCAATCTATGTGGGTCGTTCGCTCGCACCCGCTTCCGCTAGCGTCAGCGCCCAATCGTCCTAAACCATTGCGCCGCAAGGAGTCTCACGTGAGTCTTAAATGAGACTCCCCTAAGACAGTTTAGGGGCGTTTAGTGGGAGTTAAGTTAACGCTAGAGCGATTCAACTAAGTGCTAGTTACGTTCGCTGAGTTTGCAGCGATCAGAGGGTGCAGCAAGGGTGCTGTTACTCATGCGACGAAGAGCAGGATTGCCGCGGCCGTTGTTGAGAAGGACGGAAAGCGCTGGTTAGATCGTGATCTGGCCTTGGAGCTGTGGAACAGGAACACGGTTGCCAATGCCGTTAGCAAGGTGAGCCGGCCTGATCCTGTGGAGCCACCACCACGGGACGTTGATGAGTTGAAGCGTCGTGTCAACGGCCTGCCGGATGATGCGATCCCTGATCTGAATGAGAGCAGGGCACGGCGTGAGCACTATCAGGCGGAGCTGGCAAAGCTGCAGGTAACGCAGCAGCGTGGAGAGCTGGTGCCTGCTGATGAGGTGAAGAAGGAGGCGTTTAAGGTTGGCCGCGGCGTGCGTGAAGCATTGGCGAATCTGGCGGATCGGCTGAGCCATCAGCTTGCTGGCGAGACTGATCCGCTGGTGATCCATCAGGTGCTGACGCAAGAGCACCGGGCTGCGTTGGTGGAGCTGTGCAATGAGTAGCGCGTGGCGTGAAGGATTCATGGATGGGCTGCGCCCTGAGCAGCCGCTGACCGTTAGTGAATGGTCGGATCGCTATCGGCGGCTGAGCAGCAAGGCAAGCGCGGAGCCTGGGCCGTGGCGCACAGATCGGACGCCATACCTGCGTGAGCCGATGGACTGCCTGAGCAGCGAAAGCCCAGTGCAGCGGGTGGTGATGATGTTTGCTGCGCAGACGGGCAAGACGGAGGCGGGCAGCAACTGGCTGGGCTATGTGATCGACCATGCGCCGGGGCCGATGTTGTGCGTGCAGCCGACTGTTGAGATGGCGAAGCGATTGAGTAAGCAACGCCTCGAGAGCATGATCACGGAGACACCGTGCTTGGCAGAGAAGATCGCACCGGCGCGGGCGCGGGACTCTGGCAACACGATGTTTAGCAAGGAGTTCAGCGGTGGGATCATGCTGCTGACTGGGGCCAACAGCGCGACGGGTTTGCGATCAGCGCCGTGTAGGTATTTGTTCTGCGATGAGGTGGATGGATTTCCTAGCGATGTGGACGGCGAGGGTGATCCGGTAGCGCTGGCAGAGCGACGGACGACGACATTTGCGCGGCGGAAGATCTTGCTGACCAGCACTCCGACCGTGAAGGATTTCAGCCGCATCGAGGCTGAGTATTTGCGGAGCGATCAGCGGCGGTTCTATGTGCCATGCCCGAGTTGTGGCGCAATGGATTGGCTGAAGTGGGGCCAGCTGAAGTGGACCGAGGGCAAGCCTGAAACTGCGCGCTATCAGTGCGAGCACTGCGGCGAGCGATATGAGGAACTGCACAAGCCGGGCATGTTGCGCGCTGGTGAGTGGCGTGCAACAGCACCGGCTGGCAATGGGCGGACGGCTGGGTTCCAGTTGTCGGGGCTTTACAGCCCATTGGGCTGGTGCAGCTGGGAACAGCTGGTGGATGATTTTCTAAGGGCCAAGGGTGATGCGCCGGCGCTTAAGGCGTTCGTCAATACGCGCCTGGCGGAGACATGGGAGGAGGACTACGCGGCGAAGATCAGCGCCGATGGATTGATGGAACGCCGGCTGGCATATCGCAGTGGGCTGTGCCCTGAAGGCGTGGTGTTGCTGACTGCTGGCGTTGACGTGCAGGACAACCGATTAGCGGTGACGGTATGGGGCTGGGGTGAGGGTGAGACGGGATGGATGGTGTGGCATCAGGAGCTGATGGGCGACCCGACGCAAACGGAAGTGTGGGGCCAGCTGGATCAGGTGCTGGCGACTGATTGGGACACGGAGAGCGGCAAGACGTTGAAGGTGGCGCAGATGGCGGTTGACTCTGGCGGCCACTGCACGCACGAGGTGTATCGGTATGTGCGTGACCGCGTGGGTCAGGGGGTGGTGGCGATTAAGGGCAGCAGTAGACGCAACAGCCCAGCGGTTGGTAAGGGCAACAAGGTGGATGTGAATTGGCGCGGCAAGGTGCTGCGGCGTGGCGTGACGCTGTATCAGCTGGGAACCGACACGATCAAGACGACGTTGTTCGGCCGGCTGCGCCACAACCAACAGGCTGGCGGATTGAACTTTGGCATGGCTGCTGATGCTGACTACTTCAAGCAGGTGACCAGTGAGCGGCAGGCGCTGCGATATCACCGCGGGTTTCCGATCAGGGAGTGGGTGAAGAAGGCAGGCGATCGCAATGAGGCATTGGATTGCATGGTCTACGCCTACGCGGCGATGTTGCTCTATGGGCGCAGGATGAACCAAGCGACCATGTGGGATCAGTTAAGAGCGCAGTTGGAAGATGGCAAGAAGCCACCGCTAAGATCAAGACAGCAAGCACCGGCCACGGCTGGGCCTGGATTCGTCAGCAACTGGTGAGGCCGTGAAGATCCCTAGTCAGATCAGGGCAGGCGACACGATCAAGTGGCGCGACGATGCTGGCGTTGACAATCTGGGCAACGCGATCACGAGTGCAACGTGGACGCTGACGTATTACTTGAGATTTGACCACAACAACGAAGGCGCCACGGTTGTTGGAACTGCTTATGGGTCCGGCTGGGAGTTTGTAATTTCGCAGGCGACAAGCGCTGCATTTGATGCCGGCCAGTGGTATTTCCAAGCTGAAGCCACGAAAAGTGGTGAGCATGTAACGCTCGGAGCTGGACAGTTTGAGGTGCTTCCAAGCCTTAGCTATACAGGTTCACCAACTGCATTTGATGGCCGCAGTCAAGCGCAAAAGGATTTGGATGCTGTTGATGCAGCGATTCGAGCGATCGTCACGGGTGGCGTAGTTAGGCAGTATTCAATCGGCAACCGAAGTCTGAGCAAGTATGATCTCTCTGACTTGCTTGCACTGCAAAGCCAGTTGAAGGCTCAAGTGATACGCGAGCAAAAGGCTGAAGCCATTGCCAATGGTTTGGGCAATCCCCACAATCTGTTCGTGAGGTTCTGATGGGACTGCGCACAAGGCTGTTCCGGGCAATGGGTTTTGAACCTGTGCGGTCACAACGTCGCGCTTACCAAGGTGCGCGCAGTAGCAGGCTGACGGCTGATTGGGTGACGAGTGGCACTAGCGCTGATGCCGAGATCAAGGGCAGCTTCAAGGCACTGCGTAATCGAGCGCGGCAACTGTGTCGTGATAATGACTACGCACGGCAGGCAGTCCGTTCTATTCAGAACAATGTGATTGGTCACGGCATCCGGCATCAGGGCCAGGTGCGGATGCTGCGCGGCGGCAAATTGGATGAGGCCATCAATGGCCAGATCCATGAGGCATGGGAAAAGTGGATGAACAAGAACCGCTGTGATGTCAGCGGGATCCTTGGCTTCCACGACATCGAACGCCTGGTGGTGCGGAGCCTGGCCGAGAGTGGTGAGGTATTTGTGCGCATGATCCGCCGGCCGTTTGGCGATAGCCAGGTGCCGTTTGCGTTGCAGGTGCTCGAGGCGGATTACTTGGTGGATGAGGATATGCCCGCCGCGAAGGATGGCAACTTCGTGCGAATGGGTATTGAGGTGGATGGGTTTCTGCGGCCGCAGGCTTATCACTTCTACAGCCAGCATCCTGGCGATGCTGCAATGGGCGTTGGCCGCGGCCAAGGTGTGAAGCGGATCAGGGTTCCTGCTGACGAGGTGATCCATTTGTTTCTGCCGGAGCGGCCAGGTCAGACTCGCGGGGTGACATGGTTTGCCTCTGCCCTGATGCGGCTTCACATGTTGCAGGGCTATGAGGAAGCTGAGGTGGTGCGTGCGCGTGCGAGCAGCGCGCTGATGGGATTCATCCAATCACCCGAGGGTGAGCTGATGGGCGATGAGTTGTATGGTTCTGAGCGCGTTAGCAATTTTGAGCCTGGTGTGTTCAAGTATTTGGCGCCGGGCGAAAGCGTGACAGTGCCCGATCTCAACGCACCGGATGGGCAGCTTGAGCCGTTCACTCGATCGATGTTGCGCGCAGTGGCAGCCGGGGTTGGTGTTTCGTTTGAGTCGGTGTCCAAGAACTTCTCAGAGAGCAACTACAGCAGCAGCCGGTTGAGCCTGCTTGAGGAGCGTGACACTTATCGCGTTCTGCAGCGGTACATGATCGAAAACTTCCACCAGCCAGTGTTTGAGAAGTGGCTTGAGATGGCCGTGCTTGGCGGCGCGCTGGACCTGCCTGGCTATGAGACCAATCCTGATCGCTATCGGGCTAGCCGCTGGGTGCCGCGCAGTTGGGAATGGGTAGACCCGCAGCGTGAGGTTGACGCCTATAAGACGGCAGTGCGCTGCGGCTTTAAGACACTTGGCCAAGTGATCGCTGAGCAGGGCGGCGATCTGGATGATGTGCTGGTTATGCGTCAGGCTGAGCTGGCGATGTTGGATGAGATGAACATCGTGACGGACACCGATCCAAGCGAGGTGACAGAAGGCGGCGCGACGCAGGTGGCCAAGCCGATGGGATCAGAGGATGCGTTTGCAGACACTCTGCCTCCAATGGAAGAAGAGGTATATGTGGAGCAATCAGTCCTCGAGGATCCGACCGAGGCGCCGGAGGATTGATGGCAAGCATCAATGGCGAACAGATTGATCTGACGCCGACTGATGGGATGCGCGAGGAAGCGCAGCGCTACCGCGATTGGAAAGCAGAAGGCCGTGATGGTGGCACTGAGGTGGCCGCGGCCAGGGCGCGTCAGATCCTGAGTGGTGATGAGCTGAGCGCTGAAACCGTCATCACGATGGCGGCATGGTTTGCCAGGCATGAGGTCGACAAGCAGGGTGATGGTTTCAGCCCTGGTGAAGATGGCTACCCATCAGCTGGCCGTGTGGCATGGGCCGCATGGGGCGGAGATGCTGGACAGGAATGGGCTACTGCAAAAGCAGATAGAATCAAAGCAATACAAGAAAACCGCGCTATGGAATCAGGGCGCCCCTATCCAAATGAGCACGCAGCGCGGCTAACAGATCCTGCACAGTATGACTCTCTGCGTCGTGAGAATGACGCGGGCGGGCCTGGCATTGATTTCATCTATGGAATCAAGGCTGGCAAAAGTGAGATCCAAGCGATTCGCTTCCGCAGTTCGCAGTTCACTGCTGCTGAGGCAAGGCAATGGCTCGCGGATCACGACTTCAAGCCGATCGAGTTTGAAGAAGCCACGGGCGATGGTGGCACGCGCGACATTACGCCTGATATGTCACCACGTCAGGTGCTGATGTATGAGGCGCTTGAGGACATTGTTGAGACGGTAGGCCAGTTCCAGCAGGACATCGGCGCCAATGGCGCGCACTACGTTGATGGCAGTGGCAACCCGTTTGCTGCTGAGGGTATGGTCTGCGCCAACTGTGCTTTCTATCAAGGACCGAAAGCGTGCGAGCTTGTGACCGGCGAGATTGATCCGGCTGGCATTTGTAAATTGTGGGTCATACCTGAGAGGCTTTTGACAATGGATCAACCTGAGGCACCGATTCCTGCGGTGGGTTCAGAGCAACGTGACATGTGTGAGCAAGGTCTTCGCCGCTTTCATTCAGTTGCATTTAATCGTGCAGCAGAAGATGGCGATGGTCGCACCTTTGAGTTTCCATTCAGTTCTGAATATCCGGTCGCTCGCTATTTTGGCAATGAGATCCTCAGCCATGATCCGCAATCCGCGGATCTAAGCCGATTGAATGACAGCGCACCGCTGTTGTTCAACCACAACCCTGACAAGGTTATCGGCGTGGTTGAGCGTGCATACATCGATGGCAGTAGTCGTCGCGGGTATGCGCGTGTGCGGTTCAGCCGCAACGCCTTCGCTCAGGAAGTCTTGAGCGATGTGAAGGATGGCGTTCTTCGAAACGTGTCCTTTGGCTATTCCATCGACAAAATGGAAGAGCGTGGCAGTGGTGACTTTGTTGCCACCGCCTGGTCACCGTATGAGATCTCTGTGGTCTCGATTCCGGCTGACAAAACCGTGGGTATTGGCCGAGCGTTAATGCCCAACGAACCCGCTGCCTCGGCAGCACCTACACCTGATCCCATTCCTGCAATGGAAAACACCACCCCTGATCTGGCCGTGGTGCGGGCCGAAGCCGCTGAGGCTGAGCGCTCCCGCATCGCTGGCATTTCCGCACTGTGCGACAAGCACGGTATGAGCGATCTTGGCCGTCAACTCGTTGAGTCTGGCCGTTCGATCGACGAAGCCCGTGCCCTTGTTCTTGACAAGCTGGGCGCCAAGCCCATTGAGACCGTGGCTCCTATCGACATGCCGCTGCAGGAACGCGCTGATTACAGCATCACCGCTGGCATCCGCGCCATGCTGACCGGCGACTGGTCTAGCCGCGAGGCTGGCCTTGTGCGTGAGGTGAGCAAGGAAGTCGAGAAGTCTGGCCTGGTGAAGACCACCGAGCGCAGCTTCTTTGTTCCTTTTGCTGCTCTCAATCAGCGCGCCACCTATGTGACTTCTGGCGCCACGACTGGTGGCAACATTGTTGCTACCGATCTGCTTGCTGGAGACTTCATTGAGTTTCTGCGCAATCAGGCTGTGATGCTCTCGCTGGGCGTCCGCACCATGCCTGGCCTGGTTGGCAACGTGGCAATCCCCCGCCGCTCCGCTGTTGCTTCGACCTACTACCTGAGCACCCAGACCACCGCGATCACTCAGTCGGAGTCCACCTTCGATCAGGTGACGATGACCCCCAAGAACCTGGCCGCTCTGTCCAAGTACAGCCGCCAGACCCTTCTGCAGGGCACCCCTGGCATTGAAGATCTGGTCCGTCGCGATCTGACTGATGGCATCACCCTTGCCATTGATCTGGGCATCCTGAACGGCTCCGGTTCTTCTGGCCAGCCCACCGGCATCATGCAGACCTCCGGCATCGGTTCGGTGGCCATGGGCACCAACGGTGGCGCGATCACCCTTGAGAAAGTGGTGGATCTGGAAGCTGCTGTGATGAACGTGAACGGCGCTGTCAATCCTGACAACGTTGCTTACGTCACCAACTACAAGGTGCTGGCAGCTCTGAAGAAGCTCCGCGCTGGTGGTTCTACCACTGGTGACGGTCCCTTCCTGTTCAACGTGGATGGCGCCGCTCTCGGTCGTTATCAAACCCCTGCTGCTCTGAACGGCTACCCTCTGGCTGCCACCAATCAGGTTCCTTCGACCCTGACCAAGGGCACCAGCAGCGGTGTTTGTTCCGCGCTTGTGATGGGCGATTTCAGCCAGGCAATGGTTGGTTTCTGGGGTAATGGTCTTGAGATCACCGTGGGTGAAGACAGCGATGACTTCTCCAAGGCTCTGACCAGCGTTCGCGGTATCGTCTCCTACGACGTGGCCGTGCGCGATCCCAAGAGCTTTGCTGCCATCTTGGACATCACCACCTGATAAGGAGCGGGGGCGGGCAACTGCCCCCTTTTTCATTTATGAAGGTTTTGATCTCGATTGACTGTGCTGCTCAAGGTGAGTTCCTTGAAGCTGGCAAGACTTATGAGTTGGATTCCAACGTTGCGGCCGAGTTGATTCGTATTGGTCGCGCTGTTGATGCACCCGTTGATGAAACCAAGCCAAAAGCATCACGCAAGGTAAAGGCCGATGGCATTAGCTGAAGACCTTGGTGTGTTCCTTGATGACTTTGGTGTTAGCTGCACGGCTGGTGCGGTGACGGCATTAGGCATTTTGGACATGCCAAGTCAAGTCATCAGCGGAGACATGGTGCTGACGACGGACTACACCTTGACAGCTAAGGCATCTGATTTTGGCAGTTTGATTCGCGGTGATGCGATTACCGTTAATGGTGTTGCCTATACGGTTCGCGAAACGATGCTGATTGATGATGGCAGTTTCGTGCAAATCGGAATACAGAGAACATGACCACCAAGCGCGAAACCATCCTGGCTGCTGTACGCACAGCACTGACCGGAACGACGGGTGTTGGCACTCGCATCTATCGCAGCCGCGTTGAACCGATCACGCGAGGTGAAAGCCCGGCCATTGTGGTTGAACCGCTCAGTGATACGGCACAACAAAACACCAGCCTCCCAACCCTGGACTGGAGCTTGACAGTGCGGGTTGCCGTGATCGTCCGTGGCAACATCCCCGATCAAGTCGCTGATCCAATCGTTCAGGACATGCACAGCAAGCTGATGGCTGACCTGACGCTTGGCGGTTACGCCATTGATGTGCAGCCACAAGGCGTGACCTTTGATCTGTCTGAAGCAGACCAGCCTGCTGGTGTGATTGCCTGCGATTATGTCGTTCGCTACCGCACAAGCGTTACGAATCTGGCTAGTTAGACTGCTGATAAAAGGGCTTGACCGATGCCATTACTCAGCCGTAAGCGCCTGATCCTGACGAAGATCGAAGGGACGTATGGCACCGACTCGAGCCCGGCCGGCACTGATGCGTTGCTGGTCCGCAACCTTGAAGTGACGCCCATTGAGGCCGAGACCGTTAGCCGTGATCTGATTCGGCCATACCTTGGCAATAGCGCTCAGATCCTGAGTCAGACCCGTGTGGTGCTCACCTTCGAGGTTGAGCTTGCAGGCTCGGGCACTTCGGGTACTGCCAGCAAGATGGATTCCCTGCTGCGTGCTTGTGGTCTTGCTGCTACTACCACCGCATCAGCTGTAACAGGCACTGCGCAGGCCGGATCCGCTGGCAGCATCACGCTGGCTTCAGGTGCCAGTGCCACTGATGACTACTACAACGGCATGGTGATCAGCATCACCGGTGGCACTGGTAATGGCAGCAAGGGCATCATCACCGATTACGTCGGTAGCACCAAGGTCGCAACAGTGCAGAAGTCCACTGCAGCGTTCACGCCCGCAACATCTAGCACCTACAGCATCGAGGCCAACGTCGGCTACAAGCCGGTGAGCAGCAGCTTTGAGAGCGCCACGATCTACTTCAACAACGATGGTGTGCTGCACAAGGCCACTGGCTGTCGCGGTACCTTCAGCCTGAACCTTGAAGTGGGTCAGCTGCCGGTGGTGAACTTCACCATGACCGGGATCTATAACGCACCAACTGACACGGCTGCACCCTCTACGACCTATACCAATCAGGCAACTCCTCTGATCTTCAAGGCTGGCAACACCTCGGCCGTATCGGTGCTCGGCTATGCCGACGCGTGCCTGCAGATGGTGAGCCTGGATGTGGCCAATGAGATCGTCTACCGCGAGCTGGTGGGCTGCACCAAGCAAGTGCTCATCACCAACCGAGCCCCCGCTGGCGAGGTGATGATCGAGGCGCCGACTATTGCGGCAAAGGATTATTTCACCATCGCCAACGACGACACCACAGGCATCCTCAGCCTGCTGCATGGCACCACTGCCGGCAATCAGGTGTCGCTCCTGGCCCCCATTGTGGACATTGGCAACCCGTCCTACTCTGACCAGGACGGCATTCAGATGTTGACGCTGCCCTATGTGGCAATCCCGTCATCGTCTGGCAACGATGAGCTGGTGCTCACTTTCTCCTGATGGCTTTTGTCCTCAAGCAATCTGCCTCCTACAAGTGGCCTGTTACCTGCAGGCTGCCGATTGACGGGGGCAGATTCGAGAAGCAGACCTTTGAGGCTGAGTTCAAGCGGCTGCCACAGGCACGGATCAACGAGATTCGCACCGAAGCCCAGCGCATGGTCAAAGCAGCAGAGCGCAGCGAAACACTGGAGGATGCCATCACCGATCAGTCGATTGCGCATGAGGTGCTGATCGGCTGGTCAGGCATCCTCGACGACGATGGTGATGAGGTGCCATTTAGCGCTGGCGCCTGCGAGCAACTGCTGAATGTGCCGATGGTTGCGTCGGCTGTGATCGAGGCTTATTTCGATAGCGTCACCGGTAACAAAACAAAAAACTGACAGAGGCTGCGCGGCATTGGGCAAAGGCAAAGGTCATTGATGACACCGCCGATGACGCAGCAGCCTTTGGGCTTGAGATCGACATCCCGCCTGAGGTGGATGATTTCGAGGTTGATCCTGACGCATGGCCAGCGCTTGAGATGTTCCTGCGTTGCCAGACGCAATGGCGCAGCGGCGGCAATGGCCTGATCGGACTGGATTATGGCGCCCTTGAATGGGCCTTTAGACTGTATGGAGCAGACGATCCCGCCGCCATGCTGGAAGACATCCAGATCATTGAGGCGGAAGTGCTCACGATCATGCATGAGAGGGCAGACTGATGGCCATGAACATGACCGCTGCGGTCAATATCAAGGCCAACGTTGATGGTCTGGCTCAGATTCAGGGGCTAGAGAGGGCGCTTGGCAATGCAGATAAGCAAGCAAATAACCTAAGCCAGGGCTTCTCGAAACTTGGTATTGCAACTAGAGGCATTGGCACGGCTTTGGCAGGTATTGGTGCTGCAGCCATTGGCGGTGTTGCAGTTATAGGAAAACGGGCAATTGATGCAGCCGACAATTTGAACGACCTAAGTCAACGCACTGGTGTTGGCGTTGAAGCATTGAGCAAGTTTGGTGGAGCTGCAGAAGATAGTGGTAGCAGCTTGGATGAGGTTGGCAAAGCAATGGGCAAACTTGCAAAAGGGATGGCGGATTCATCGTCTGCCACAAGCGAAGCATTGCGGTCGATTGGTGTGAGCACTGTCGATTCAACCGGCAAGCTGCGCGGTGTTGACGAAGTAATGCTTGACATTGCCGATAAGTTCAGCAAGCTGCCTGAAGGTGCCGAGAAGACAGCGCTAGCGATGGAGATATTTGGTAAGTCTGGCGCAAACCTGATTCCGATGCTGAATGGCGGCAGCGCTGCAATCAATGAGTATTCAGCCACCATCACCACCGAGATGGCGCAGGCTGCTGATGCGTTCAATGATGCGATCAACGCAATTATGCGTGAGCTTGCTGGGCCGTTTAATGAGGCGATCACAGCGGCGTTGCCATATATCACGCAACTAGCGCAACAGCTTGGCGAGTTCCTGCCTGGAGCGATCAAATCGTTAGTGCCGGTGTTACAAGGATTCTTGGCGGTTCTTGGTCAGATTGGCCAGTGGTTCACATCGCTCAGCCCGCAAGCACAAACGGTTGTTGTTGCTGCTGCTGCATTAACTGCAGCATTCATTGCACTAGCACCAGCGATCACTGCTGTGATCTCTGTAGCGACGACACTTGGCCCCATCATTGCCGGCGTTGCAGCTGCTATCGCTGCAGCACCTGCTGTAATTGCTGGATTCGCTGGTGCGTTTGCCCCGCTTGGTGCAGCACTACTGAGCTTGGGTCAGATTCTGATCGGCGTATTCACTGGCCCAGTCGGCTGGGTTGCGCTTGCTGTTGCAGCTGGCGTTGCGATCTATGCCTTCCGTGACAAGATCGCAGATGCGTTTGGGGCAATCGGCAAGGTGCTAGTTGATGCGGCTACGGCGTTCAAACGCACCTTTGTGGATCCTGTCGTCAAGCTGGCAGGGGATGTGGTCAAAGGTATCGCCGGTGCGTTTCGCGGTTTGGCTGATGCGCTCCGCTCACCATTTGATGCGGTCACGCGCTTCATTCGCAACATCTTCAACGGCTACCTATCGCTGGTGGAAAGGTTTATCAATGGTGCAGTGAACGGCATCAATAAGCTGATCTCCGCAGCTAACCGTGCGCTGTCAGCATTGAAGCTGCCCAACATTCCACTGGCGCCTACGGTCACGATCCCACGCTTTGCAGAAGGCGGCACCGTTGATCGACCCACCCTGGCAATGGTGGGTGAAGGTGGACAGCGGGAATACATCATCCCCGAATCCAAGATGGCGCGGGCGTCCGCGAACTACCTGATGGGCGTTCGCGGTGCTGGCGTGGTGCCGGGCGCTGCTACTGGTAGCGCCAGCCAAGGCAACACCACCGTGCAGATCACAACCGGCCCGGTGCTGCAGCAGGGCGGCCAGCGGTACGTCACGATTGAGGATCTCGAGCGTTCGCTCAACTCCCTCGCGTCCAACCTGCTGGGCAACAACCGCAGCTTTGCCGGCCGTCGCTTCCAAGGTGCGATCTGATGAGCAATCGCGGCCAAGCGCAATACCTGCGGATCTATGAGGGCAGCACCACCTACCAACGCTGGCAGGGCTACTACGTCAACACCACTGTGGTCTGGGATAGCGCGAGCTGGGTTTACAGGCCGTTTGCGGTCAACGGCCTGATCGGCGGCACGCCTGGCACTGATGTTGGCATCACCGTTGAAGCGCCTGCCACAGAGTCGATCCTGCAGGCTTTTAAGGATGCGCTGAACTTCAACCGGCTGATCGAGATCAAGCTGTATGAGTTCGACACTCGGCTCACCAATGCCGCGCCGCAGGCTGGCCAGCTGCTGATCGGCACCTACGTCGGTGAGGCCGTCAGCATGGGTGGATCGTTCTCGTTGATCGAGCTGCGCCTAGGCTCTACGCTGGCGCCAGTAGGTGCGCAGATCCCGCCGCGCAAATACACCAATCGACTGATCGGCGCACCGATTCGGATGTAAGGCATGGCCAGCACAAGCATCACGATCAGCGCCCCACTGACCCTGCTGCCTGAGCAGAGCGCACCAACCAGCGAAGGTGCAGCGGAAGGATACAGCGCACTGGATAGCCGCCAGCGCAGCATCGTGATCGGTGAGACCGTTCCGATTGTGTTCGGCAAGCGCGTGACACGCACCACCTACAGGTGGAACCTGGATGTAGCGACAGCGATTGTCTACGAAGTGGGCGGCGTGTTCGTGAGCCCCGGCGCTACTGAGGGGCGCTTTGAGAATGATGACACTACCAACGAACTGGAGGTGAAGCTGCACCTGGTGCTCAGCCAAGGCGACATGCCGCAGCTGCAGGTGCGTGATGTGTTCCAGCGTGCCTGCCGCGTTGGCACATGGGCGCAAACCTATGACCAGCGTGCTGGCACATGGACGCCTGGCAACTTCATCACGCCAGTGGCTGGCACAGAGCTGTGGCCATGCCCAGCGTTTTGCGGCACCAGTGGCTATTACGACGACTTGACCACGCTGAGCTATGAGAACACGCACGCCGATGGTGACAGCACCTGGGATCGGCAGGTGCATTGTTTCGTGCGCCAGGGCATCATTGTTGATCGCCTGATTGAAGGCACAACAGGATCGAGCAACAACGTCTGCGATCTAGCGATCTATCTGATCAAACAGTCCAGCCGCTTCCCAGATGCGCTGATCGACACGGCTACATTCACAGCCGCGGCCAACTTCACCGAGACGCAGCAGCTGTATTTCAACGGTACGGTCGAAGCATCGCAGAACCTAGAGGACTGGCTGCAAAACATCAGCACCTACTTCCTGCTGCGCGTCAGTGATAACAACGGCAAAAAGGCATTCCGCCCGCGGCTGCCCTATACCGTCGCGTATGCAATCGACACCACTGCCATCGAGTGGGTGTTTGGCTTCACCGAGGATCATCTGCTGCCGGATGGTTTTGAGATCGAGTTCATCCCATACGCTGACCGTCGGCCCACTGCAATGCAGGTGCTATGGCGGCAGCAGCCTGATGATGACATCGGCATCATTCGCACCACTGTGGTACGCCTGCCAGGCACCGATGTTGATGCACCGATTGAGCAGCATGACCTAAGCGAGTTCTGCACGTCAGAGTTGCACGCTGCAAAAGTTGGTGCATACCTTGCTGCGCGTCGCATTTTTGTTACTCACACTCTGCGCATCCGTGTGCGGCCCGATGCATTCAACAGCACACTGACATTGGGCGACGTGGTGCGGGTTCGCCTGCGGCGTGAAACGGATGTGGATGCCGTCACCTATCACGACTATTTGTATGAGGTCGAGCGCATCAACAAGAGCCTCAGCGGCGCGGTTGAACTTGATCTCATGCACTACCCCATCGATATGAACGGCCGCAGCATCGTTGCGCTGTATGTGGCTGGCACCACAATCAATGGCTTCGAGTATCCGACCGGCCGCGGTGATTTCACCTGCGACGTGAACGACCCTGAAGATGAGGATCCCATCCCTGACGAAGGTGGCACGCCTGGCGGCCTGCCTGATGACTTCCCTGATGATGTAGAGCCTGATCCTGATTCGCCTGAATGGCCGGCTAATGTGCCTGACCCTGAGTTCCCGGCTGGCACGGAGAATCCAGATAATCCAGACGCACAAGGTGGCAGAGATTCACAGCCAGGTGGCGGCGGCACTGGTGGTATCAACAATCCAGAGGATCCGATTGATACACCGCCTGCTCCCACTGTTAGCGGTATCCCAACGGATCGCCCATTACTGCCTGGTGATGAGGTGACAGTGACACCGCCTTGCTGTCCGGCTGAGGTGCGGTTGTGGGCGATAAATTGCGAATCAGGCGTACGCCTTAGCGAAGCTCCAATAGCTATAGGCACAGCAATAGAAGGCGATTGCTTTGTTAGGTTTGAATTGTTTAATGAGTATTTGTTTGACAATGCTACTTGCTTCGAAGCTGATGCTAGGTGCGTGGATCCATCATCTCCAGATGGATGGGGCGCACCTACAGGTGGCATTTCATTCCCTGGTATAGGCGGCGGCTCTTTCCCTGGTGCAACTTGGGATCCATATCCAGGAAATGTCTCTTTCTATACGTTGAGCTGGATAATAGGTTTTGAACAGGTATTAGGGCAATTTAGCTCACCGCCAGTTGTATTTGCTACTAGCACACCTGCATGTAGTAATCCATCTATATTCAGACCGGCTTATTGGAATCCAAGCAACGGATTTATAACTGCTTTGACTAATGTAGGTTGCTTCTCTGATCCTGTAGTTGGATTCCGTCTTACTGCAACTCTGACCAACGGGACTGTCGTTACTTCGACAAGGAAAGATCTGTGATGGCTACTTTCCCCGCGCTAACCCCTAGCACCCGCACCTACACGCCAGCCAGCAGCGCTAACACGCCTCTGCGTGTGTTGACTGGTGACGAGGTGAGCGTGCGCCATAGCAGCACAAGCGTTGGCCACCAGCTACGCATGAGCTTTAACCTGCTCAGCCGCGCGAATCACTACAGCCTGATCAGTCATTACGCACTGCACGGCAGATTCGAGCCATTTGATCTGGACAGCGCCACGCTTGTGGGGTCTGGGCTCACATTCCCGACTGGCTACCAGTGGATCTATGTTTCGCCGCCCGAGACCGAGGAAGTCTGTGGACAGATCTATGCCAATGTGGAACTAGAGCTGATTCCACCTAGCTTCGAGGTGGCTGACATCCCAACCTGCCCGACCGCAGATAATGCCAACTCCGGCGGTGCTGGCACCTACACGAAAACCATTGATATCGGCAGCGGCGCTGGCTCATTTCAGCTCACTTACGATTTCTTCACCGTGGCTGATCGCATCCTGATCACAGGGGCTGCAAGCTACGACAGCGGCATCGTATCTGGCTCGCATACGGTGACTGTCACCAAGACCAGCACTAGCCGCTACATCACGGTGACAATATTTGCGCCAACGGCTGGGACAGCATGGGAGTACACCGTCGGATGCACTAGCTAGCCATGGCTGACTTCCCCTCCCTCTATGCCGATGCGATCAGCTATGACATCGGCGCACTCAACATCAGCGAGGAACCAACCGTCGGTGCTGGCCCGATCCGGTTTCGCCATTCGCTGCGCACCACCGGCGGCATCGTGCGGCTGAGCTACGCGAATCTGACGCTGGCGCAGATGCAACAGATCCGCGACCACTGGATCGGTAGCGATGGCACGCACCGCTACTTTGCAGTGCCAACCGCCATCTGGGGTGGTGCGCCAGTCGGTGAAGCAACATCGGTTTTTCGTTATGAGGAGCCACCGGAGGAAGAGCAGCTAGGTCTGTTCTTCAATGTGACGGTGGCGCTGCGGATGCTGTTCGGCGTCAACCTGCTTTACATCTTGGTGGGTGGCACTGCAGTAACGCGAACCGTTGCGGCCTTCCAATCGTTTGCCTTCAATGGAAATGCCCCGTTTATCCTTGACGGAGGCGAGGCCGATCGCACCAGTCCTGCGGCCACACTCATCATCAAAGGCGGAGGCGCTGCCAAGTGACCACACCCACAACCGTTCAGGTTCAGATCCAGCTTCGCGCTGATACTGCTGCTAACTGGACATCAGCAAACCCGACGCTGCTGGCAAACGAGCTGGGCCTCGAGAGCGACACAAAGAAGATCAAGATCGGCAATGGCACAACGGCATGGAACAGCCTCGCCTATTTCCCGTTCGTGGTGTCAGGCGGCACGGTGCTGGGGAACTTGGAGATCGGCACCACTGGCACGCTGACCTTTGAGGGCAGCACCGCCAATGGATTCGAGACCACGCTGGCGGTGACGGATCCGACGGCGGACCGCACGATCACACTGCCCAATCAGAGCGGCACCGTCATTGTGAGCGGCAATGCCAGCATCGTTAACGCTGACATCAGTGCCAGCGCCGAGATCGCCGTCAGCAAACTGGCAGATGGTGCCGCGCGTCAACTGCTGCAGACTGATGCCGCTGGCACTGGCGTTGAGTGGGCGAGCAACATCGATGTGCCCGGCACGTTGGACGTGACGGGTGCTGCCACCTTCGATGGCAGTGTCACGATCACGGGTGATCTGACCGTCAACGGCATGACCACCAATATCAACACTCAGAATCTTGTCGTTGAGGATAAGAACGTCATCCTCGGTGATGTTGCAACCCCAACAGATGTAACCGCTGACGGCGGCGGTATCACATTGAAGGGTGCTACGGATAAGACGATCAACTGGGTTGACGCCACAGATGCGTGGACACTCAGCGAACACGTCAACATTGCCAGCGGCAAGGAGTACCGCATCAATGGCACCAAAGTGTTGGATGCCACCAGTTTGGGTAGCAGCATCGCACTAACAGCTAGCAACCTGAGCGGCGCTATTCCAAGCGGTGTTCTCGGCAATAGCACTACATATGTAGGCACAACTTCGGTAGCACTCAATCGCTCCAGTGCAAATCAAGCACTCACAGGCATCAGTTCTGTTGCTTTGCCAGGGGCAACTAGCGGAACAATTACCGTTACTCCTGCATCTGTCGCTGGTACAACAGCCATTACTGTTCCTGCTACCAGTGGGACCCTTGTAACGACTGGCGATAGTGGCACCGTAACCAGCACGATGATCGCTGACGGCACCATCGTCAACGGCGACATCAGCGCCAGCGCCGCGATTGCAGGCACCAAGATCAGCCCTGATTTCGGCGCTCAGAACACCATCACCACCGGCACCAGCACCGCTGCGAGCTTCATCCCGACAAGCAGCACGGTGCCCACCAACGGGGTTTACCTGCCTGCCGCTAACAGCGTAGCCCTCGCCACTAATGGCACCCAGCGCCTATCTATTGATTCCAACGGGAACGTAGAGGTTGCTGGTACTGGAAAGCGTTTTCTCGGTGACTTTAGCAACGCTACTCACGCAAACCGGCTTGCAATCCAGACAAGTACGACAGACGGAGCAACAACCCCTTTTATTTTGCCCAATGGATCAAATACTACGGCGGGTATTGTTGCCGCCAATGCTTCAGATCCAACAAACTCTGGATACATCAGATTACGTGCAACTTCTACTACGGCAGACATAACTTCCGACAGACTGGGTACTGGATCCTACCTTCCCCTTTTTCTTTCAACAGCAGGTTCGACAGATATTGTTTTTCAGACAAACAACACCGAACGCCTCCGCATCACCAGCGATGGCAAAGTAGGTGTGGGGACTAGTAGCCCACAATACCTGCTGGACGTGCGATCCAGTGGTACACAAAGTATCCGCGTTGGCACTACAGATACCTCTGGCGGCACCATCGGTCAATTTTACGCAACATACCAAGGTGGCGGTGGTGGCACAGCCTCTAGCGCATATTTAAGAGCAGGAGATGGCTACGCATTTGTCGCAACAGGGCATAACGTCCCTCTTCTGCTTGGTGTTAATGACAGCGAAAAAGCCCGCCTCGACTCATCGGGTTGCCTGCTGGTGGGGACGAGTAGCAGCATTGGCGGATCCGCGATTGGAAGCGGAAAGCTTGAATGCAGCGGCGGAAATATCTACCAACACTCACTAATCGCCAACCAATTCTCTTACGGATTCTCTTTTGTTAAGTCGAGATCAACAACAGCAATAGGAACCATTTTGTCAAGTGGTGACCAACTCGGCCCCCTATCTTGGTATGGCGATGACGGAACATCCACCCCCAAGCTAGCTGCAAATATTGATGCTTTTGTCGACGGCACCCCCGGCGCAAATGACATGCCTGGGCGGATCGTTCTGTCGGTAACTGCCGATGGCGCCTCAAGCCCAACTGAAGCCCTACGCATCACCAATGACCGCGTTGTTTGCTACAACCAGCCTGATGTAACCAGCAAGAGTGCTGGTGCAACGCTCACTATTGCTGAGTTGAAGACCGGCATCATCCAATACACCGGCGCTGCTGCAACCCTGACACTACCCACTGGCACCTTGTCAGAAGGTGGCTTCAGTGGCATCTACACCAACATGACTTTTGAGTGGTCCGTGATCAACACCGGATCGGGCACCTGCACGATTGGTGCTGGTACAGGGCACACCATTGTTGGTGGTGCAACTATTGCCGCTGGTGCATCCGGTCGTTTTGCCTCACGGCGGACGGCTGCCAACACGTTTGTTAGCTACCGCTTGAGCTAGTAGTCCTACTCTCTAATGACAGCGCCTAAGCCTCTGTTTCGTCCTGATGAGGCGTCTCACGCTTAGGCCATCAAAACCTTTTAGACACCTTCACTTGCCACCCGATCTAAACTCCACCCATCACCACCAACCCCATGGCTGATACCACCTACAGCTGGAACGTTGCCAACCTCGAACGCAATCTCGCGGACGGAATGGTGACCACGGTTCACTACACCGTCACCGCCCATGACGGCACTTATAGCTCCAGCGCCTACGGCAGCATCGGTCTCGATCCGGCAGACCCCGACAGCATGGTGCCCTACGCCGATCTCGATGAGTTCACTGTCGCCAGCTGGGTTGCCGCCAAGTTTGGCGAGGGAAAAGTGCAAGAGATACAGGCTGCACTGCAAAATCAGATCGACCTGCAACGCAATCCTGTGACTGGCGCTGGTGTGCCTTGGGCTAACTGATGGCAGTACGCAGCAAGACCGGCACCGGCAGCCTGCAGCATCAGCCCGGCCCGCCTAAGACCACATGCCAGGGCTATGGGCAGCGCTCACGGCCGCGGCGGCGCGGTAAGAAGCCTTTGCGCGGGCAGGGTCGGTAAGCTGTAGTTGTAGCCGTTGCCGCCATGATCGAGATCATCGCCGCAGTGGCTGGTGCATCCATCACAGTGGCAGCTATGGGCGCTTCTGGTGCCAGCCGCCGCAATGACCAGGCCCGTGATGCCGTGATCAGACTCACCTCAGCTGTGGAGCACATCGCCACACAGCTCGAGGTGCTGCATAAAGACATCAAGGAAGACCGGCGCGAAACGTTTGGCCGGCTATCGACGGTTGAGCAGCGCGTATCTAAGTTGGAAGCACGGCCGCCTACCTGTTAGCCATGGATCATGCCACCACGATCGCGGTGATCGCGATCATCGTTGCAGCAGGCAGCGAGATCATCGCGGTGTCACCGCTCAAGTCGAACAGCTGGATTCAGCTGCTGATCAAGGTGCTGCAGCTGGCCTTCCCAAAGCAGCGCCGCTGAATCATGGCGAACGACGCGCCCATCACCCTGCAACAGCTGTTCAGGTACTACAAGGCGCAACCGCATCAGAGCGCCGCGATTCAGCAGCTAGAAACCGATCTGATCGCCAACGGCTACGACGCCGTGATGCGGCGCGACCGCGAATGGTTTCAGACATGGAGTCAAGACGGCAAGCAAAGCGACCTAAGCGCCGCGATCAGCCTGATTAAGGAGTTCGAAGGCTGCCACCTCAGCGCCTATCCCGATCCGCTCAGCGGTGGTGAGCCGTGGACGATTGGGTATGGCACCACCCGCTATAGCGGCGGTGTGCCTGTCAAGCGTGGCGACGCGATCAACGCGATCGAGGCTGACCTGCTCCTGCGGCAGGAAGTGGATCGCATCGCCGAGAAGCTGCGCATCACCGTGCCTTACTGGGTGGAGATGACCGATGCGCAGAAGTGCGCGCTCATCTCTCTGGGTTACAACGTGGGCAGCTCGTTCTATGGCTCAACAGGCTTTGAAACTATTACCGCCAGACTGCGGGACAAAGACTGGTCAAAAGTCCCCGACGCAATGCTTCTTTATTGCAACCCCAACACGAACGTCGAAGCGGGCTTGCGCCGGCGCAGACAAGCCGAGGGTCGACTTTGGATGCAGGGCATCGGTTTACCGCAAAAGCCAGCAAGCAAGCTGACACCGGCCAGTCCGTTCTCTTTTGCAGTGACCCCCAACTTCACCTATGGCGAGCTGTGCAACGGTGAGGAGCGGCGCCGCTTTCTGAATCAAAGCCAGTGCGACATTGCTACGGAACTTTGCCAGTTTCTTGAGAAGGTGCGCGCCCACTTTGGCAAGCCGGTAATCATCACAAGTGGGCATAGGCCGCCAGCAGTAAATGCCTCCGTTGGTGGCGCCAGTAACAGCGAGCACCTGTTCAAGACGGGTTGCGGGGCGGTTGATGTGTACGTTGACGGAGTAAGCATCTACACCGTGCAGGATTGGTGCGATAAGGCATGGCCCTACTCATTGGGCTATGGAGCAGCCAAGGGATTCGTGCATGTAGGAATCCGGCAAGGCAGGCCACGGGTGCGCTGGGAGTATTAGAGCCAAGACCAAGACTTGCGGCTTTTTATCGTTGAGACGGCAGAAGCAGCAATCCCATAGCGCTGTGCAATTTCTCGATGGGCGCCTGTTGCGGTTCGAATCTTAAGCACTTGTTCAATAGTGAGCTTTGCTGCGTGATGCTTAGGACCTTGAGGCATGGTTCCATGCCTTTTGCGGTCTTCTGTATTTTCAAGCGGCGTTCCCCAAGCCAGATTGCACAAGCGGGAGTCTTGAGGATTCCCATTGAGATGCCGGCACTCTTGTCCCGCTGGCTTTGAACTACAAAAAGCGGTCAACACAATCGTGTGAACAGCGACAGTGCGACCACGGCCTTCTTTGGTAAGCCTGACCACGGGATAACCGTTGCGGGCAATAGTGGCCTTCATCGCACTGATCGGCACTTCGTACCAGTGGCTGCCGCACCAGCGGCGGTTGCGCAAGCTTCTGACCCGGCCGTGATCCGACACTTCATAAAGCCCTTCGTAGCCGACAACGGGCTTCCACACCTCTACGCTGGTGGTCATCGCCTGGGTCCTGCAGGTGGTCACGCTTCAGGGGCGGCAACCCGCTGGAGCACCCCAATCCTACTGCGCGCGCATGGCTCCGCTGCCCGACTACGAGATCCACGACCTGTGCAAGCGCCACGCGATGGTGGTGCCATTCGATCCTGAGCTAGTGAATCCGGCCAGCATCGATGTGCTGCTGGGCGATCGGATCATGATCGAGGTGGCGGATCGCCCTGAGCTGCAGATCCACGGCATCGCCGGCCACACCGCGGAGGACCCGTACTGGCTGCAGCCGGGTGAGTTCTGCCTGGCGGAGACGCGCGAGATCTTCAACCTGCCGGACTTCATCGCGGCGCAGTTCGTGCTCAAGTCCAGCCGCGCCCGCGAAGGCCTCGAGCACCTGCTGGCCGGCTGGTGTGATCCAGGGTGGCATAACAGCCGCCTCACGCTGGAGCTGAGCAATGCGCGCCGGATGCACCCGATCGGGATCTGGCCTGGCATGAAGATCGGCCAGATGGTCTTCCACAAGATGGAAGGCATCCCCGGCCGCAGCTACGCGATCACTGGCCGCTACAACGGCGATCTCGGCGTCACCGCGAGCAAGGGCTAGCCTGACACCGGAGAACGAGTGGACGCCTGCCCCGGCCTAGCCAGCCGGGTTTTTTATTTGCGCATCGGATGCTGCAGATCCGCCATGCGCAGCCGATAGATCCGCCCCGGCGCCTCAGCCGGATCGTCCAACGGAATCATCGTGTAGTCATCGCAGCCGTGGCTCTCGGCGAAGTGCTGCGCCGAGATGTGGGTCGGAAACGGTCCGACGTGCCACGGACCGATGCGGAGGATGTATTGCATGGTGGTGAGGTTAGGGGCGCCGGAGCGCCCCGGTAGGGGTCAGGCGACCTTGCGGTAGCCCTTGGCAGTGAGGGCTTGGTAGCGCTGGCGCATTTTGCCAGTCCAATCAAAGCCGCCACCCTGGGGAGCCCATTCGCCAGCTTCGAGAGCAAAGCGATTCATCAGCATCTGGTGGTCGCCGGCGTCAGAGAAGCGAACCAGCTGGGTGCCATCGGCGGAGATCAGGAAGTGGCTGGTGCGGTTGGCGATGGTGGGGAGGGTCATCGGAGTGGTGGCTGTCGATGTGTGAACTATACACCGCCCACGGGGCACCCTGAGCTGATCGGCCGGCCCGTTCACAATCCGTCACAGGCCCAATCCTGTCGCGCCCGCTACCGTGCAGCAAGCGGCGGCCAGCCCATGCGGGCGTTCTACCTAGAGATCTCCGCCAAGCTCATCATCCGATCGGACTCCGATCCCGACGACCTGCCAGCTGACATCTACAGCCACCTGGCCGAGTTCATCCCCTCCGATGAAGACATCATCGACATCGAGGTGAACTGTGTCCCCCTGCCGCCGGATCTCAGTGGATCGACACCGGATTGACGAGACCCGGCTGGTCACCCGGCGATCAGCCCGTGATCAGATCCTCCTCGCCTGGAACTATCGCTGCGCCTACTGCGGCGATGATCTCGGCCGCAGCCCGACGCTCGATCACATCATCCCCAAGGCGCACGGCGGCATTACCGTGCCGAGCAACATGGTCGCCTGCTGCATGGGCTGCAACTGCTCCAAGGGGCACAAGCCGTGGGTGGACTGGTATCGCCAGCAGCCGTTCTGGTCAGCTCTGGGCGAGTGGGCGATCGCACGTTGGCTTGCAGATGGCTAAGCTCTGGGTTCTGTTGATCTTCGGATCTCAGTCGTCCGCTGCGCCCGGCAGCGGTGAGGCTGGCACCTCGTGCGGACCAGCCACCGGGCACCCAAATACACCAAAGCCCCCGGTTTCCCAGGGGCTCGGCTACCTCGGCAGTCTTGGCGAATCCGCGACCGCTGATGTTGTCGCATCGGGGGACTGCCTGCAGAGAGTCAGACTTGGTAAACCCGATGAGGCCCTGTTGCCAGGGACTTAGCCCGATGCCGAAGCAGAGCGGGAACGCAGTCAGGCTAGGGCAGAATCCGGCTGCACACCCACAGCGCGATCAGGCACGTCACCCAATACTCCACCACCAGGATCAGCACGTCGTGGAGCATCAGCGGCCGAGCAGGTGATCGAGGTATAGCTCGGCCTGCCATAGGTCGGAGCTGTAGCGGCATGTGCCGCCAACGCAGCTGCGGTAATAGATCTCGCCGTTGACTGGCATCAGCGTTTCGATGCTGCCGCCATCGCGCTCGGTGCGGCTGAGCACCTCAGGACCGAACATAGAGATCACACCTGGCCGCGAAACGGCCGCCGCTTCTCTTCGATTCTGGCAACTCATACCCGCAGCGCTGGTGCCCCATCTCCCAGAAGCGGCAATCCCAACACATTGGCGCGCCACCAGCTGGCCGCAGGTTGGTGACCGCTGCGCGATAGATCGACTGCGCCCGCAGCAGCGCTTCCTGCAGCTGCACGGTGCCGGTATCGGCCTCGAGCTGCAGCTCGGGTTTCGGACCGAGCACGATGCGCGCGTGCCAGTTGTGATCGGAGCGGCTGCACACCAGCAGCAAACGGCCGGCGTGCAGACTGATCACTCGTCTTCCCCGTAGCTCGGCAGGTGGTAGATCCGCTCGAGCTGCAGCGAGGCTGGTTCTGATTGGCCGCCCGTGACGTGCGCCGCCACCGGATCCAGCGGATTGGCCGCCACAAACACCGTTGGCCAGTGCAGTTCTTTCACCACCACCATGCTGGTTCGCGGGCTGCGCACCAACAACCACAGCGCAAAGCGCTCGAGCAGGTTTAGGCCTGGCAGGTGCATCATCCCTCTAGTTTGGCAATCAGCCGATCGAGATACCAGCGGCACTTGCGGGCATCTTGCCGGGCATCTTGCAGAGCATTGCCCTTACACCACAGCCGCAGCAGATACTTGAGCGCCTGACCGTGCAAGTAGGCGGGCACCATATGCGGCGCATCCGCTATGGCAGCCTCGATCACGTCGATGGCCTCCACTGGGCCGCGGCGATAGTGGTCTGGGTTGATTGGATCAGTCATTGAAGGCGGCCTCTGCAATGGCGGGGAACTGCTGAGCGAAGATCTCGCGCGCGGCCAACGCAATCTCACGGTGCTCCAGCTGCGTTGACGGATCAGTCCGCACATTGATGTAGTGGATCCAGCTTCTGAGCGTGCCGTGCATATAAAGCGTGGTTGGCGTGCAGAGTGGCAGGATCCGGCGCGCTGTCTCCTTGGCAATGCCCTGCTCCAGCAACTGCTGGTAGAGCGCGTGGGATCGCGTGAGGTGATCGCTCAGCAGGTTGCCCCATGCCTGCTGCGCTGTCGGGTCCAGATCGTCGTGGCTGTTCTGCCGGTTCTCCGTGTCTTGCCGGCGCAAGCGTGGCGCCTGCGCACGGCCGGTGACGGCGTAACGGGTGGAGAACTCCTGGAAGCTGAACGACCGGTGCCGCAGGATCTGCGCCGCGATATCGCGCTCGGTTTCGATCTTCAGGCACAGGCTGGCCATCTCGAACGGTGACCAGTGCCGGTGCCGGATCAGGTAGCGCAGCAGCCTTGGCGCGGTGGCCTGATTGTCGGCGTTGGCCGGATTGCTCACCCTGGCCATCTTGACGATCAACGCCTCAGCATCTGGCGTGCAGTGGATCAGCTCAACGCTCATCGCCACTTATCCCCCAGCAGCTGCTGCCGGCAAACCTCGATCGCCTGCTGGGCCTGTTTCTCAGTCATCACCGACTGCGTGGCATCCATGGCACCCACCACGCGGGCGAACATGTCCGCGTAGTCAGTGTCCCGAAAGTTGGCTGCAATGTCGCGGCAAAATTCTTCCCACAGGCCGGTGTAGGTGCTGCGGAGTGGATGGCCGTAGGGCAGTTCATCACGGCCGCTGCGCTCGTAGAGCGCGTCCATCATGTTGGCGCGTTGCTGATCCAGTTGCACTCGGTTCATGGGATCACTAGGGCTTGCAAGATGTTGAGCAATTCTTCGCGGCGTGCGGAAATGTGCGGATGGCTTGGCAGATTGGCCAGCTCATCCAGGCGAACGCGCAGTAGGTTGCCCAGTCGCACACGTTCTTCCTGGCGGCCGGCGTTGAACATGCCGGAATCGCTGATCAAAGCTTCCAGTTTGGCGCGAATGTGATCTGCCATCACATCACCTCCACTGTGGCGCCAGGCCAGCGGTTCTGCGCGTATCGGATCGCGTGCTTCTTGCTTTCGGCCCGTGTATACCACTTCAGTGGTTGCCCGCCTCGCGGGTAGACCATCACGGTGTAGTCACGCACGCGGGCATTGTGGCGTGGCCTGCTGACGCCTTCGCCATAACAAGCGCCAACCTCTTCATCGTTGCGCCATTGAAACAACGCGCCTTTAACCTCAGCCATAGATCACAGACTCAGTAACGGTGTCGGCATTGATCCACTCAAGATCGGGCCACTGGTGGCCGTATTCCTTGAACGCTTGATCCTTAGCGTCCGTGATGCTTACCGCCATCACGCAGTCGATCACGTTGCAGCTTGGAATCTGAAAGTAGTAACGGCGTTCAGTCATGGCGCACCTCCACATAGGACTGCGTACCAGAGTGAGTGGCACTGGTTTGATTTCCGGATTCGATGCCGATCATGGCGAACACGCCAGCAACGATCAGCAGGCAAATGGCGTTGTTGATGCGGTTGATCATGATGCGACCATCTTGGCGATGCGGTTGTTGAGGCGATGCAGCCACGCGCCGAGCATTAGCCCGGCTACGTACACGGCCACGATGATTTCGGCGAGCTGAGCAGTCCATACGTAAAGAATCGGCCCCCAGTCGCTCGTCAGTGCGTGCTTCATGGTGGTGATAGATAAATGTGCCGGGCCAACCGGCGATGCGGGCTTAGTCAGGCCCTGTTGCGCTCGGGTTTAGCGGCCTCGTGTGCGCTGTTCGGCCGGCGGTTGAGTTTTGCGAGTGGACCGCTCCCCTCGTGCCGTGATGATACACCGCCAGCGGTGTACGTCAACGGGTCGTTGTCATATCCCGTTACACAGCATTGGTGCCAACCGCCAATTCCACCGGGACCCTAAGAACGGGCACGCTTTTGTTGGTATCCGGTGTCCGTGCCCAGCCGATTGCCACCAGGCTCACCGGCAGCTCAACCGTGTACCAGACGTGGCGGCAGTCCACACATCGCCGCTGGCGGGTCACCTTGTCAGGTTGCTTCCCGTTCGTCGCAATCGCCCTGATCTCACCGCTACCGCAGCGTGGGCACTCCATAGGTAACCTGAACCTGTACCCCTCCACTATGGCACCATGAACTTCGGTGAGTGGATGGCTGTCCAGCTATCGCCAGAGCAGCAGTTCGAGATCGAAAAACAGGCCCGCACCCTGCTCACAAGCAAAGATGCAGGCCCAATGGCTGCCGCGCTCCTGAAACAAGCCTGCTATCAGCAGCAGCTGCTGCAGCAGGCCGTTAACGAGATCGCTCGCCTCGAGTGCGAGCTGATGGGGCGTTAGAAGAACGGCTCCTCGATCACCTCGGCAACCACGCCGTCAGTGGCCGCAGCCAGGCTCTGAGCCGCAGCGGTGGCCTGTGCGGCAGCTTGGAGCGCAGGCGCAGGAGAGGCAGCCTTCGACTGCAGCAGCTCAAAACGTGCGTTTTCAACCACAACAGCAAAGCCTTGATAGCCATCGCGCTTTTGGAAACGCTCCTCGGAAATCTCGCCAGTAAGCAGCACCAGATCACCTTTGTGCATCCAGTCAGCCGCCATCTCAGCCTGTTTGCCCCAGATTTGCGCCTTTACCCAGAAAGGGGGCTGATCCTCGCCACGGCGCTTGGGACGTTTGACGCCAATGACAATGTTGCAGACCATGCTGCCATTATCAAAAGCCTTTAGCTCAGGATCTCGAGCCAGGTTGCCGGTCACTGTTCCGTTGAAGCTCATGATCACTCGTGGGTAATGGTGTTGGCCTTTTCGTATTGCTCTACCTCGGCCAGGGGATAGAGCACGAAGCCGGGAGTTCTGAAATACGACGGACCCTTGCCCGCCTTACGCCAGCGCATCAGCGTGTCAGGGTGCAGGCCCCATCGGGTTGCCAGCTGCGTGGCCGTCAGATAGTCAGAAGAGCTCATCGGTTTCGATCACGGCGGGCTCAGGGTCAGCCTGCAGCTTTGCATTCAGATCCGCCACGCTGGTGGCAGCAGGGGCAGTGGTGACCATGACCGGCTCCACATCGAGCACCTCTTCTTGGCTCTGCATACCAAGCAGCATGTCGCTGGCATACAGCCGGCCCCAGAAGGCTGCAGCCCGGTAACGGATCATCAGCTCAGGCATGGTCGCCCACTTGCTGCCTGACTTGGTAGCCCAGCCTTCGCGCTTGGCCATGGTCATCGTGATCGTGGGCCCCTTTAGTTCCTGCTGGCTGGCAAGGTCAGTCGCCACGGCATAGCAAGCGAGGCTGTCACCTTCACCGCTCATCTCAAACCGCAGCGGGCTGAACCGACCGCAGCCGTTGACCATCGCAATGATGAAACTGCTGCTCCAACTGGGGCGGCCGTGGATCACATGCAGATGTTGCATCGCAAGGAACGGACTGATGCCCATGCGCCCTGCGATTTCAAGCGCAACCAAGCAGTTGGCAAAGCCCTGCTGCCCCTGGAATTGCGGCGGGATGAGCGTGCTGCTGGCCAAGGCCTTGGCGATCCGCTGAGCGTTCTCGAATTGTTCAATCCCCGAAAACACCGAGCCGCCGGGCTGGGTGGTGATGAGTGCTGTGCTGTCAGTCATTAGTAGGTCTCAATCTCGGTGAGCTGTTGCCCGCCCTGGCCCGTCATCCAACCGGGCAGGCTGATGGTTTCGATCTGATCGCTGTAGCTCGGCCAGCTGTCAGCCGCCTTGCAGACAGCCAGCCTGCCTAGATCCTTCATGGCCTGCTCGTGGCCACGCTCGATCATCTCCGCATCTGCGGCATAAACCGCACACGCATAGGGAGCTGTTGACTCGACACAGATGAAGATGAACTGATCAGGCCGCTTGCCAGTGGCAGCGTGAACGCCATGCAGATACCAGCTGGCCTGCACGTGATACCGATACGACGCGATGCTCTGGCGGAACCCACGCGGGCTGGCATCGCGCGTCGTCTTGAGATCCACGATGATGCTGCCGTCATCGGTCAGCCAGTCAGGCCGGCACTTGCATTCGATGCCATAGAGCGGATCCGTCCACATGTGCGTGGTCTCTGCCTTGCCAGGCAATCCCAGCAGCATTGCTGCACCTGGATGGCGCATCACGCTGCGGCCCATCGCCATGACCACATCGGCATCGTCGGCGGTGATGACGGTCTTGCCAGCAGCGCTGGCCTCGAATGATGCAAACGCATCTTTGCCAGCCTTGGTGCGACGATCACACGCAGGAGCCACGGCGATCTCGTCATCCCATCGACTCAGCTCCAAGACATGCGTGTGCAGCGCAGTGCCAAGGCGCATTGCAGCGCTGGGCTCTGGTGCAACGCGGTTCGGATCTAAGTACCGCGCCCAGTAGTGCAGCGGTGATCTCGCAATGAGATCCAGATGAGACTTTGAGACAGCAGGATGAACGTGGTAAGAGGCGTTGTCCATAGGTTGTGGCAACTTGCGGCACCCTATAGGCTATTGCCATTGGATGCAACCCCGTGCAGCTTCGCCCCTACCAGCAGCGCGCCATCGATGATCTGCGCAACGCCTATCGGGCTGGCGCGCGTTCACCGTTGCTAGTGCTGCCAACGGGCGGCGGCAAGACCGTCGTATTTGCCACCATCGCCGCCAGCGCTGCAGCCAAAGGCAACCGCGTGCTGATCCTCGTGCATCGCCGTGAGCTGATCCATCAAGCCAGCAGCAAGCTCCAATGGGTCGGTCTCGATCACGGCATCATCGCGGCTGGTGTGCCAGCCACAGATGCACCCGTGCAGATCGCATCCGTGCAAACGCTCGCCCGGCGCCTAACCCGCATGGACTGGCAACCCGGCCTGATCATCATTGATGAGGCCCATCACGCCACAGCTGGTCAGTGGGCGCGCATCCTCGATCACTGGCCCGATGCCTACCGCTTGGGCGTCACAGCCACGCCATGCCGCCTCGACGGATGTGGGTTGCGCTCCGCGTTCGATCAGTTGGTACTTGGCCCATCTGTGGCCGATCTGGTGTTCACCGCCCACCTCTCACCTGCACGGATCTATGCGCCGCCTGTGGTGGCTGATCTGGCAAGCGTCCGCACCCGAGCCGGCGACTATGCCAATGATCAGGCCGCGGCCGCTATGGATCGGCCCACGGTGACGGGTGATGCCATCAGCCACTACCAGCGCTTGGCAGCAGGCCAACAGGCCATCGCTTTCTGCTGCAATATCAAACATGCCATTTCAGTGTGCGACGCATTTAAGACGGCTGGGATCACAGCGGAGTTGTTGTTAGGTGACACACCAGACCGTGAGCAGGTGGTGGCTGATTTTTCCAGCCGGGACACGCGCATCTTGGTGACCGTCGACGTGGTGAGCGAGGGCTTCGATGTCCCGGCCGCCAGCTGCGCAATCCTTCTCAGGCCAACACAATCGCTCGGGCTCTACCTGCAGCAGGTGGGCCGCGTGCTGCGCCCTACACCAGACAAGCCACACGCTGTGATTCTCGATCACGTCGGCAACGTCACCCGCCATGGATTCCCTGATGATCCACGCGACTGGTCACTCGATGACCGCATGAAGCGCACCCGCGGCACACCAGCGCCATCGGTCCGCACCTGTGACCAGTGCTTTGCGGCATTCAAGCCGCAGCCGCAATGCCCAGTCTGCGGCCATCAATGCGTGCCAATTCGCAACAGCAAGATCCGGCAGCTGATGGGTGAACTAAAAGAGCTCAAACGCGAACAGGTGCAACAACGCATGGCAGAACGCGACCAATTCAAACGCCAACGCCAAGCAGCTCGCACCCTTCCGCAACTGCTCGCCCTAGCTAAAGAACGCGGTTACAGTCCGGGCTGGGCATACCGGATCCATCAGGCGCGTGGCCAACGTTGAGACCACCCTCCAACAGCAAATCCGCCTAGCCCTCGGCACCCGATCTGATCTGCGACTTTTTCGGAACAACTGCGGGATCCTCCCAGATCCACGCACCGGCAGGCCCGTGCAGTTCGGCCTAGCACGCGGTTCCGCAGACCTGATCGGCTGGCGCACCATCACCATCACCCCCGACATGGTGGGCAGCCAACTGGCCGTGTTCACCAGCATTGAAGTCAAGACTCCCACCGGCCGCGTCAGACCCGAACAGCACGCATGGCTCGGCGCTGTGCAATCCGCTGGTGGTATTGCTGGCATCGCTCGCTCAGTCTGCGACGCAAACAAAATCTTGAGATAACTACCAACCTGCCAACCTATCTGCCACACTTCGCCGGCCTCTCTGTAGCTATGTGGCCGCCGATCTCCTGCAGCAGCTCGCCAATATCCCCAACCACTGGGCCCTGGTAGCAGTCGGCAACGACAAGCGCCCCTATCAGCCCGAATGGCAAAAGCATCCCATCTCACGCGCTGATCTCACCACCGAGATCACAGCAGGCCGTGCTGTAGCCATTGGCGTCATCGCAGGCCCACAGTCCGGCGGTCTTCTATTCGTCGATCACGATGGCCTCGGCGCATCCGAGGTCCTCGAGCAGATCGGTGCCCCCCTGCGCGACCTTCCCAAGTCCTGGGCCGTCACCTCAGGTCGCGATGGGCGCCTGCAGGTGATCTATCAGGTGCCTGAGCCCTTCTGGCCCACCATCAAGACCACCAAGATCCGCAGCAGCGTCAAAGGCGAACAGCTTGAGCTGCGCTGGTCTGGATGCCAATCCGTCGTAGCCGGCGCGCACCCCATCACCGGCGCCTACCGCTGGCTCAATGGCCGCGCCCCTGGTGATCTGCCTCTCGCCGAAGCGCCATCGCTGCTGCTGCAGCAGATGCAGCGCCAGAAGCCCGCATCTGCACCGCTCCTGCAGCTGCCTGACACCGACATTCAACGCGCACGCACCTACCTCGCCTCAGTGCCAGCAGCAGACGCTGATGACTACGACGCATGGTTACGCGTCGGCATGGCATTGCACTCAGTCGACGACTCACTGCTAGCCGATTGGATCCAATGGTCCACCATCTCAGGCAAGTTTGAGCCAGGCGCCTGTGAAGCCAAATGGCGCACGTTCTCATCCGCAGCCGGTGGTGTCTCCCTCGGCACCCTTGCTCACCTGGCCGGCCATGAGAAAAGCCGCACGTCTCCAGCCGCGCGGCCCATCGTCCACAAACCTAATGGCGCGCCAAACCCTACACCGACAACCGGCAAACTGCTCA